TATTTCAGCAGAGAAGAGAAACGAGTTTCAAGATATGATTGAAGCTGATATGATTGCTAAAGATTTCTTGAATCAAACAAAAGAACAGTTCGGTATTGATGCATTTAATGTTGATCCTGAGAAGTTGCCAGAGGATGATGACGAGTTATCTTTATACATGCAGTTAAACTACAAGCCTGCTATCGAGATTGCTGAAGAGGTTGCTATTGACACAATTATGCTTGAAAACAAGTATGATGAAATTAGAGACCGAATCAACTACGATATCACTGTACTTGGTATTGGTGTTGGTAAGCATGAGTTTTTAAAGGGAGATGGAGTAAGATTACGTTACGTTGACCCAGCTAATATTGTTTACAGTTACACTGAAGATCCTTACTTTGATGATTGTTTCTATTGGGGTGAAGTTAAGATGGTTCACATTAATGAGTTGCTTAAAATCAATCCAGATTTAACAGACAAAGAACTAGAAGAAATACGTAGCATGTCTTCTGCATGGTCGGAGAACTATCCGTCAATGCGTCGATATGATATATTCCAAAAAGATATTATTACATTGCTTTACTTTAACTACAAAACCACTAAGGATTTTGTATATAAGAAAAAGAAAATGTCAACAGGTGGAGAGAAGGTAATCAAAAAAGATTCTTCATTCAATCCTGAGCCAAACGAAAACTTCGAAAGACTTGGAGTAAAGAAAGACGTTTGGTATGAGGGTATCATGATTATGGGTACTCAAAAAATGATTAAGTGGGAAATGTCTAAAAACATGGTAAGAGAGAAATCTTCCATGCAACATGCATATCCAAACTATATTGCTTGTGCTCCTAGAATGTACAAAGGTGTTGTTGAGTCTTTAGTTAGACGTATGATTCCTTTTGCTGATCAGATTCAGATGACTCACTTGAAATTACAACAAGTTAAGTCACGTATTGTTCCTGATGGGGTGTTCATTGACGCTGATGGTATCAATGAAGTTGATTTAGGTACAGGAGCTGCATACACTCCAGAGGATGCATTAAGATTATACTTCCAAACGGGATCCGTAATTGGACGTAGCTTTACGCAAGATGGAGACTTTAACAATGCTAGAGTTCCAATCCAACAATTAAACACAAGCTCTTCTTACGAGAAAATGCAGTCACTTGTTGCTGACTACAACCATAACTTAAACATGATACGCGATGTGACTGGACTTAATGAGGCTAGAGATGGCTCAACTCCAGATCCTGATGCGTTAGTTGGATTACAGAAACTTGCTGCTCTTAATAGCAACGTGGCTACACGTCATATATTAGATGCAAGTATGTATATTACTAAGACTTTAGCTGAATGCGTATCGTTACGTGTTGCTGATATTCTTCAGTACTCTGACATGGCAGAAGATTTCGCAATGAAAATTGGGAAGTATAACATGAAAATACTTGAGGAGATTAAGGAATTGTACTTATACAACTTTGGTATATTCATTGAAATGTCTCCAGATGAAGAGCAAAAAGCTATGCTTGAGCAAAACATTCAGATGTCACTTCAAACAGGTTCAATTGAGTTGGAGGATGCTATTGATATCCGAACAATCAGAAACGTGAAGTTGGCTAACGAGATGTTGAAAGTTAAGCGTAAGAAACGTCAGAAAGATAAGCAAGAGCGTGAGGATGTTCAAATGCAAATGCAAGGACAACTTAACCAACAGTCTCAAGCTATGGCTGCTGAAGCTAAGATGCAGTCTATTCAGGCTGAAGCACAAGCTAAAATGGCTGTTAGACAAACTGAATCTGACTTGGCTATTAAACAACTTCAAGTTGAAGCTGCTCTTAAATCTCAGTTGATGGATAAAGAATTCCAAATCAACATGGAATTGAGAGGAATGGAAGCTGATACTATTCTAAAGAAAACAGATAAAGCTGAAAGAGCTAAGGACGAAAGAGTATTGAAGCAAGCTTCAGCTCAATCTAAATTAATCGATCAGCGTAAAAATAACTTACCTCCAGTTGACTTCGAAAGTAGCCTAGACGATTTGGGTGATTTCGATATGGAGTCTTACGAACCAAAATAACTAGATATGATCAAGAAGTCAGAAATGAAGTGTAACTCTCCTAAGAGAACTACAGGTCATCCAACTAAGTCGCATGTTGTTAAGGCATGTGAGAATGGTAAAGAAAAAATCATTCGATTTGGACAGCAAGGCGTAAGTGGGAGTCCTAAAAAGGAAGGTGAGTCTGAAGCTGCTAAAAACAGAAGAGCGTCGTTCAAAGCACGTCACGCAAAGAATATTGCAAAAGGCAAAATGAGCGCTGCCTGGTGGGCTTCGACCGTAAAGTGGTGTATCACTCTAGCTATATTAAATGGTTACAATTTATTTTAGTATCTTTGCTTGAAATATAGCAATATGAAAGATAAATTTAATTTAACAGGGAAGATTTTTAATAACCTTGAAGTGCTAAAGTTTAGCGAAGTAAAAAACACAAACTCTCATTGGATATGTAGATGTTTATTGTGTGATTCAGAAACAGAAGTTTCGAGACCAAATTTGAAAAGCGGAAACACTAAAGACTGTGGATGCATGAGGTCTGATAAGATTTCTGAAGCACATAAAGTACATGGAGCATGTAGTACTAGAACGTGGAAGTCATGGTCAAGAATGAGAAGAAGAATAAAGTTAGGAGCAAAGCATAGTCCTATTTATGGAAAAATATCAATATGCCCTACTTGGGATAATTTTGAGACTTTTTTGAATGATATGGGTGAACGTCCAGAAGGGCATACTTTAGATAGAATAAATAATAATGAAGGATATTCTAAAGAAAATTGTAGATGGGCTACACAGGCTGAGCAGAACAGGAATAGATGTAGTAATGTAGTCTTAGAGTTCAATGGAAAAAAGATGTGTGCTACTGATTGGGCTGCACATCTTGGTATAGATAGAGATACTATAAGACAAAGAATAAAAAGAGGTTTACCTATAGAAAAAGTTTTACATGTTGGCAGGGTAGACAGTGTAAAATAAAAATTAATAAAAATTACTAATTTTGTAAAAATTAAATCAAATGAGTGAATTCAAAGTAAGACTTGTAGAAGATGTTGAACAAAAGTCATTACAAGTAAGAGAAGCTGAGTTATTAGCTGCGGCAGGCGAAGATGTTATCATCCCTGAAGTAACTGAAGATATTAAGCTAGAAGAAGATGAGAATAAAATCATTGATCCAATCGATATTGAGATTAATGAGGAACAATTAAAATCGTTCTTTGAAAAGAAATATGGAAAGCAAGTTGAGTCTTTTGACGACTTATTTCAAGAGCCAAAGGTAATTGAGAAAGAGTTAGATGAAGATGTAGCTGCATTTCAGAAATATAAAAAGGAGACAGGAAGAGGATTGGATGACTTTATGAAGTTAAACAAAGACTATACTTCTATGGATCCAGACCAAGTTCTTTTAGAGTGGTATTCAAATGAGAATCCTGAGTTGACTCGTCAAGAGTTAATGGAAGAGATTAACGATAAGTTTGGATATGATGAATATGCAGATGATGCTGACATCTCTAAAAAGGAACGGGCAAAGAAAAAAGAGCTTGCTAAAGCTACTAAAGAACTTAATGCTTTGAAAGAACAGTACAAAGCTCCTCTTGAGTCAAGAGGACTTGATGTTCCAGAAGAAGAGAAGAGTGCTTGGGAAGAATTTAGAAAAGCTAAAGAAACTTCGACGAAGCAAGGCGAAGAACAGCAACAGAAAGCTCAGTACTTTCAGCAAAAAACAGATGAGTTATTCTCTTCAAATTTCGAAGGTTTCGGATTCAAAACTGAAGATGGTAACAAAATTGTTTACAAGCCAAAAGATACAGAGGAAATTAAAGTTGAACAATCTAGTGTACTAAACTTTATTAATAAGTTTTTGGATGCAGACGGTAAACTTAAAGATGCTGAAGCTTATCATCGCTCGATTGCCGTAGCGTTAGACCCAGACAAATTTTTTAAATTTGCGTATGAGCAGGGTAGAGCAGACAATGCCAAAGAACTAGAGGCTAGTTCTAAAAATATTGACATGTCTCGTAATACACCTCAAGTTGTGCAAAATGGAGGGTTTAGCATTAAGGCTGTTGACGCTGAGCGAGGAAACAGGTTAATTATTAAAAAACAAAGCTAAAAATTAAGAAAACATGGCTGGTACATTACAAGCTGGTGGGGTAGCATTACAACCATCTGCAATTAAGGCAACATTGCCTACAAACTACATTACTAATTTCGACTTCTTGAATCAGTATCTACCTGATACTTACGAAAAAGAATTTGAAAAATATGGTAATCGCTCAATTAACTCTTTCTTACGTCAAGTAAGTGCTGAGTTACCATCTACATCAGATTTGATCAAATGGGAAGAGCAAGGACGTTTACATACAAAATATGTGAATGTTACTACAGCTATTGTAGCTGGAACTAATACAGCTCTTTGGACTGTTAACGACATCGGTATTACAGCTTGTAACTTCCGAGTTGGACAAACTGTATTCTTATCAGCTAACACTGGTTCTGCATCTGACAAAGCTATCATTACAGCTGTATCAGGTATGACATTTACTGTAGCTTACTATGCTGCTGGAGGTCAAACTATCGCTGCTGCTGCTCCAACAACTGCATTCGTTTACGGTTCTGAGTTTAAAAAAGGATCAAACGGAATGAACGGGTCTTTAGAGGCTCAACCATCAATTCGTGAGGTATCTCCAATCATCATCAAAGACAAGTACGAAGTATCAGGTTCTGATATGGCACAAATCGGATGGGTTGAGGTAACTACAGAGAATGGTGCTTCTGGTTTCTTGTGGTATTTGAAGTCTGAGCACGAAACTCGTTTACGTTACGATGACTACTTAGAGATGGCAATGATTGAAGGTGTTTCTGCTGAAGTAGGTTCAGGTGCAAAAGCTGCTGGTGGTGACATCGGTAACAAAGGTACTGAAGGTTTATTCCAAGCGATCAACACTAAGGGTAATGTTTGGTCAGGTGGTAATCCAACTGCATTGAATGACTGGGATACAATTATCCAACGTTTGGACAAACAAGGTTCAATCCAAGAGAATGTATTGTTCGTTAATCGTGAGTTCTCTTTTGACATCGACGATATGTTAGCTGCTCAAAACTCTTATGGTGTAAACGGTACTTCTTACGGTTTATTCGATAATGATGAGAACATGGCATTGAACTTAGGATTTAAAGGATTCAAACGTGGATACGAGTTCTACAAAACTGACTGGAAATACTTAAACGACGCTACATTGCGCGGTGGTATTTCAGGTGGTGCTGTAAATGGTGTATTAGTTCCTGCTGGAACAATGACTGTTTATGATCAAGTATTGGGTCAAAACGCTAAACGTCCGTTCTTACACGTTCGTTACCGTGCTTCTGAAACAGAAAACCGTCGTTACAAAACTTGGATGACAGGTTCAGCTGGTGGTGCACAAACTAGTGATTTGGATGCAATGCAAGTTAACTTCTTGTCAGAGCGTGCTCTTTGTACAATGGGTGCTAATAACTTCGTTATTTTCAATAAATAACATAAAAACTAGAGAGGAGCTTAAGTGTTCCTCTCTTTTTATTAAATTTTAAATCAT